CCGCCAGCATTACCTACGCCAGAAACAGTATAGTCTGTTGTCTTGGTCTGGACAGTCTCAGCACCAGTAGCATCAGTACGGAGGATAACCGTGATGTCATCGTCATCAAAGATTTTGAACGTGTATGAAAAGACAGTGGTTGAACCATTGCCTGAGTAACTGTTCTTTGTGTTGGTGCTACTAACTGTCATATCTTGCTCCTACTTCTTTATAACCCATATTAATCTACTTTTGAAGTCTCTGGTAATCTTTGTATAACACTCTCCATTACGTTCTTTATTCCAAGAGCATTCTGTAATGGAATCAAAGACTTAATTGCTTTCGCCTCACGCTGCGAAAATTGATACTCTGGATTGCCTAAACCTGTTAATGCCGATACACCCTGCAAGCTAGTAGCTATGGAGTCTAAGGTTTGAACTGGCAAAAGACCTTTTACTAAATGAGTGGCTAGCCCAGAAGACCGACCGTGCCCAAAATACGGTTCATATCTACCAAAATATCCGAATGCGTCAATAGCGCCGGGGAAGAATGATGACCAAGAAGAACGAGCAAATGCTTGCGCTCCAATTTTAGAGAAGTCTATTTCACCATCTTCATCTAGCAACCTTTCCGCTAAAAATTCTTCTCTGTCAGGTCTCCCAATAGCTTGCGTATATGTTTGCCCAAGATAACCTAATGCGCCACCCAAAGTCGTCATCATTAACGCACCATATGCGGCAAAGTCATTTCTGTTTATACTATGCAAAAATTGTTTTGCGTAAGAAACAATCATAAAACTGCGGAATTGTAACAACAACTGTCCTGCTGGACGAGTCATAAATGGATGCAAGTTACCAAGGTCATTCTTTTGAATGGCTTGCCTTGTGTATCTAGCAATAGCATATCCAAACGCCTCAGCAGCGTCCTCATCCCACTCAACCATATTCAAAGCTCTTAATTTTTTGCCGCCACCAAACTCTGAATCAACAACTTTTGCGTGTTCTCGGATGTTGGCAAAAACTTTCTGTGACATATCTTCATCAAGGCCAAGCATTTTAAGACGAGCATTAATGTCATCTTGCAGTGTGCCTTTAGATATAACCTTTCTCAATCCTTTGCGTGCGCCGCCAAAAGCAAGGTCAGTTAATGTATTAGCCGCAGCCTTTGCGACAAGTCGCTCACTAAATACTGTAATCGGCACAAGACCAGATGTGTTTGCGGTAAAGTTTCTAAACGGTTGTATTACGCCGCGAGCAGTTTCAATGCCCCTTTGTGCGAGAGTCTGCGATGGTCGGAAAAGGTATTCGTCTTCAAAAGACAGTCTATCTAATTGTTTTTGCAATACACCATCAATACCAATAGAGCCAAACATCTCAAGGTCACGGTATACCGCATCTTGAAGTTCGCCGTCAGCCCCACGTTTTATCATCTTGCGAAACTCTGGTATGGCGCGAACCATGCCGCGTAAACCATCAGCCGTTACAGCTCGCATTAATTCTGGAACTTGGGCAAAACCAACCTGTCCCATATATCTAATAAAGTTATAATCCATAAACAGCCGAAGCAATCTATTCCCTGTGCTGCTTGGGTCTGTAATAATTGGATTTGGCTTTCCCTGTATTAAAGAATAAAATAGTTCTAGCTTTTTAACATCTCTATCAACTATATTTTCAAGGCCTTTATCAGTAGCTTCAGACCTAATGTTATTCATTGTTGCTCTAAAATCGGTATCAGACTTTATCCCGATGTTAGCCAAAGCAATGCGCCCTTCCATTTGCTGAATGTAAGAGTTTATTACTTTTTCAATGTCTCTTTCCATTAGGTTTTCAATACCGATGGTCTGACCATTCTTTTGTATAGTAGTTGAAACGTCAACCTTTAGCCGAGGCTTTGCTCTTGGCGGTAAACCCTCTCTATCAAAGTCAAGAGATTCTATAATCCTATCAACGTCCTCCTCTGTTATAACCTCTGTATACACTCCCTCTTCTGGGCCAACCCTTCTAAAGTCTTCGATTTCATCAAGCAAAATCTCTCTTAATATATCCTTGTTTGATGTGCTAAATATCTTAGCAATATCAGCGTCAATACCGACTTCACGCTGCATTACTTTTCTTGCCATGCCATGAGAAATTTTTTCAGCAATCTTATCTGACATCCCACGGTTTGCGGCAAGTAAACTTTTCTTTAATATCTCCCCCGTTGTTCCCTTGCCAAATGTTCTATCAATATCAAGAAATTTATTGCCATTCCAAATGTGAGTGAAATAACGCAAGTCTTCTGGAATCTCATCAAAGCCCTTGACACCAGCAGCTTTTGCCCTAGATAAAATATCAGCAAAGATTTCTTGTGAGCGAGTAGCGGCAGCAATAACCCTTGGGTCAGTCTGGTTGCCAAGTTCTATGTGGCGCGAAACTAACGTGCCAAATTCCATCCTTGACTTGGATGGGAAAAAGTTTCGTTTCAATGCGCCATATCCATTGTCTTTAGCCCATGCGTTATAAGCACTAGGATAAACCTTGTAAAACTCTGTACCGCTTTTTTGTTTACCCATTCTTGCCGCTAGGTCAGCAGTTACTTGCCCCGGATTCACTGCATCTTCTAGCATTACTGAGCTAAGTTTTCTTACCAAAGCAAGCTCACTTCTGCCCAAAGTACCAGCCGCATCAAATCTAACTGAGCCATATGTAGAAAAAGCTGTGTCTTCTGCCAATTCATATTCTTCTTTTGCATTTCGCCTTAAATCAAAACCGCCAGCTTCAACAGGCTTTACCTCTGGGACATCTATGTCTGGGGCTACACCATTCGCCTTCATAGCTCTTGCTGTTTCTGCGACTTGCGCTAAGTGCGCTTCACGCTGAACAGCAATTAATGCTTCTTTATATTGGTCGGCAGATGTCTTACCAAACTTTGTTGCCCCCACAGCACCACTCAATAATGCACCGCCAGCCGTAGCAAACAAAATATCGTATGGGTCTTTGTTCGGGTTTTGTGCGACAAGATAGGCCTCTATTGCCGCAGATGTCGGGGCAGCTACAGATGCGGAACGAAATGCCCTTCCTAATCTACTTGCTTTTGCGCCCCAAATAGCTGGCCCTAGTGCGCCTTCTGTTGCAACAGTTGCAGCAATAGCTGGTAAATCTGTTATAGCCGCGCCTAATTCCAGCGCAGTTCCTGTCCAGCCATAAGCCGCAAGGTTTTGTCTGTCTTTGATAGATAGCAATGTACGCTCACGCAATTTCTTTGCATGGTCATAACTTACCGCATCTTCAAAAACATCCCATCTATCCTGAGGCAAATCCTTAGTTAATTCATCAAACATCTCGTCAGTTAATTCAAAATCTGGGTCTAACTGATAGCCTAGCGTATTGTTAAACATTGTGTAGAGAGTGCTTTGCTCTCTAAATGCGCTGCCAACAGCCCCAAACAAAGTAACATCTTCAGTGCTTTCTGCTACTTCACGGTCAATAGCATCAAGCTCCTTCATGCTAAATGGAGCAGGGAGGATTAACTGATTAGGGTCTTTGTACATTATTGCGCTTCCTGTTCAGCCCTAGCTAACTCTTCCATTTCCAAGGAGAATGCAAAAGCGCTACCATAAGGCTTCTTGGTTTCGTTATATAACGTATCGTTGGCTAGCTGCTCAAGCATAGCCTCTGTCTCTATCAAACCCTGTTGGCTAATAGCTTGGTTGGCTATAATCTGTTGCTTGTATTCTTCTATATCCGTCTGACCAAGCTCAATCAGCTCAGCAAGAGTCCAAGTTGTTTGCTTAAACTCAGATGCTGGCATACCTGTATCACCATACATAACCATAAACTCACCTGTCTGATATGGAACTGGATACAAAAAGACATCATTTACGCTAAGCTCCATGTCCTCGCTTGAGTTAGCATCAACAAAAGATATCGCAGCCAACTTAACAAGCTGCTCAATGTTTGGTGGATAGTTCTTATCTTTTGGCACAAACACGCCATTCAAGTTCATATGGGTTGAGCCTAAATTTTGTTTAGCAAGCTCTATTGAATCATTTAAGGGCATGTCCATTTTTCTATACAGAGTTGCTAACTGAATCATCTCTGTTTTTACATAATCTTCATTGCGTATTTCTGTATTGCCCCACCAATATATGTTGCTCTTCTCATCAATTAAATTATCAACTTGCCGAGTTACCTCTTTGTTAAACTTACTTGTTTCGTCAAGGGTATATTCGCGGCGCATGATGTTGTTCACATTTTTAATGGCTTGTGTAATGTCCTGACCGCCAGAAACAACAAGGGACTCCACTGTGTTAAAGAACAATCTTTCATCTTGGGTTGTGTGGTTATTAACAAGACCAGCACCAAACTGGTTCATATTTTGATAGAGCATATACGACTGCTCAGCAGTTTTGATAAACTGCTCACTCTCAACATCAACATTTGGATTTGTTATGATTTTATAACCATTAGTAACAACGCCAGATATATACTCTGAAGTTAAATCGTTGTTGGCAAGTACAGAAAGTTTCTCATTGAGAGTTTTCTTGCGGCTTAAAACATTGTCTGTTGCCGCTTGTAACTCATCTGGCTTAAATAAATGTTTTGATAAACCAACCGTACCACTTTCAATAGATGACTCAATAGCGCCAATCCTTTGGGCCTCAGCCTTTTTTGAGTTTATAGATGCTTGGATTCTGCCATTAACGTTACGCAACGCTGCGGCCTGATTGCCGACTGTGCCACCTTGATTCCTCAATGAGGGTCTGTCACCATAATCATTCTCAAGCAACGCATTTGACGCACTTAATAATTGTTCAGCAAGTTCAATGTTGCCTTGGTTCATTGCTAACTCCGCATCATTTGATGTTCTCAATGATGTGTTGTACAAAGTTTTTTCAACAAGCTCTTCATTTGGTTCTGATGTTACAAGTGCCTCCGCTGTCATGTTAATCTTATCCAGCCCACCTGTCTCATAAGCATTCAATAGGCTATTAGTGTACGCATCAGATTTTGCTGCGGTTTTCTCAGAAGCTAAAGCATCTACATTATTCTTCAAACTAATCTGGTTATTAATACCAACGGCACTAAAGTCTAGGGTGATAAAATCACCAGCAACAGTTTCGACAACAACGGACTCGCCTTTTTCTGCCGCCGCAGCAGCTAATGTTAATGAGCCAGCCGTAAAGTCATTCTCAGTCATCAGCTCTAAAGCGGTCTCAGCATTGTTGTTTTCTATTCTAGCAATCGTATTCGCTAGATTAGTATTGACCCTTGCTCGTCTCTGGTCTGTCACAAAAGGATTGTCATTAAACTCTTTAGCCAAAGCCTCTGCTTCTGCAATAGTTTCAGCCTCACTAAACCCAAGATTTAATGTGCTTTCTATGCCATCAAGGATTTCCTTGTTCTTCTGGTTCTTTACTTTCTGCGCTGTTGCAAGTTTTGCTGGGTCTATAGTTTTGTTTTCGGCAAGTTCAGCATAAATAGCATTCACTTCAGCAACGGTATTTGCTGCATTAAAGCGAGTTTGCGCCCTACCAAGTATAGCCTCTTGTTGTACTTCTGTCTGTGTCTTGTTAAGTATGCGACCTTCTTCTTTAGCGTTTGCAAATATACCATCAATGTTTGCCAATGCACGGTCATGTTCAGGAGTGCCGGGTTCGTATACCTTTACGGCTTGCAGATTAACTTCAATCGCTTCGTTGTCAGTATCAGTGGCTAGCTTTAGATGGCGGTTAAAAGCATTCTGTTGCGCTGCTATGTTCTTTTGCCCAAAGACAGCATCAACCTCCTGCATCACCAGTTCCATTCTCCTGCTGTTGTAGCCTTTGGATTCTAGTGTGCCAAGATACTCTTCCCTGTAGCTTTTCATATTTGCTTTGGCAGTATCGGTATCAGTGCTTTGGTCTTGCAACACTTTGTTTGCAAAGAACTCATTAGCAGAAAGATTTTCTTCTTTTAGAATGCGCTTATCTTGGCTATTTCTTTCAGCCATACCAAAGCGAAATGCAACATCTCCTGCTTGTTCAGCAAACCCTGCCAAGGCACGACCAGGCGCTGTAAATGCTGCGGTGCTTGCCTCTGGTGATAATCTTTGCGCCGCTAACTCTACGCCCGGCCCTAACCCTTGATTGTATAATGGTATCCTTGGCATAACTTTCCCTAAATCAACATAAGTGTGGCTGCTTTCTCACCACCAGAAAGCAAAGATTGGTATGACTGCATTTTTAACGCAGCAGCTTGCGCTCTACCTTCAGCCCTTGCTAGAGTAGCTGCGGCTTCAGCAGCCGTTGCAGCAACATCAGCAGAATACTGGATGCGAAGAGCATCACGCTCTGTGTTAAAGTATGTATCAGCCAGTGCGTTCAAAGCACTACCAGACATTTCAATACCTGATGCAGCGGTAGCTACGCGCTGGGTTGATATAAGCCTATCTGAGTTTCTTCTTAGAGTAGCCTCTTCCTCAACTTTCTGGCGAGCAACAAGAATAGCCTCGTTCTCACGAACCTTAGCATTATACTCAGCCGTTTGCCGAGCAGCTTTTGCAGCGGCTTGGTTGCCCTTAAATCCTAAGAATCCGCTAGCCGCTGATGCACCAGCCGCGATGGTTACTGGGTCCATTACATCACCCTCGCCATTCTAAAATAGTTCGTACCGTCAGGGCCAAACTTTTTCATAACACCCTCTATCTCAAATCCTA